AGCTCTTTGCCGCTCCGGCTACCAAGAACAATTGAGTTAGAGTAGGTGCTACTACTAGCAAATTTGTGCTTGCCATTTACCTTCTCTGCATAAATAACATCATCAAAGTACTTGGCAAATGTCTTGGAGAACTGGCTGGTGCCGCCAATGGGAACAATCTTCTTGCTCTTGTCTTGCATCTCAACTAGCTGCTCATGACTAATGGCAACTACATTGAATGCTGCTTGCTGCATGATGGAAAAGATTCTATCCATGATGCGGCCTTGATTGAAGTAGTCATCCCAGTCAGGCTTAGCATCGAACTTGTCCTTGGCAATCAGATCTTTCTGAATGTCATTCATCGCAGATGCTGCAAGTTGCGAGACAGAATCAATGACAAGTACATCGTTGTTAGTGAATGTGCTCAGATCCATTGCTACTCGTGGAGCACCAGACTTGGTGCAGTCAGGACAGTCCCAAGCACCATGAACTTCACAGATGGTTCCAGGTTTTCCCTTAATCATCTTGAGAATAGTCCTAGCAGCGATAGGGAATATCTGAGTATCAGGTATCTTAAACAGTTCAATGTTAGCACGCATGGCGGGAGTAATCCGTGGAGAGTGCATCAATGTCTTGATACCATCTTCTAGATCAAACCACCAGAGTTTGTGAGTTGCTGCTAGCTGACCAACGAAATCAGTCTTGCCAGTCTTAGGTGCGCCGTAGACAAGAATCTTACGGGCCATTGATTGTTCGTAGTCTGTGAGTTTCATGCTGCGCTCTCTTGTTCTTTCATTGCAATTGAGTAACCAAACCACATAGCAGAGATAGCCTCATCTACATACTCTCCTTTTTCGTTCTTTTTCATGAGCTCTGCTTTTCTAATGTTAGTACACTCAGCAAACTGCTTGTTAGGTACAAACTTAACTGAGGAAATAAAGAACTTACTGAATACCTTATCTTCAAAGTGATCTTGTGATAGGGTCATCACGATGCTTTCTCCTGTTGTGTTGCTACCAGATCATCTAACTTAAAGACAAAGTCGAGTGCTTCAATGCTGTGTAGTTCTTCTGCTGGCAGCTGCTTGAGTTCTAGTCCTGGGAACAATGACTCATTCCTCATTGTGCAGTTGCCGAACCACTGGCACTTAAAGCCGTAACGATTGATACAGTTTTCTCCTCTCTTAGGATAAAACTTAATTCGTTTATAGGTATCGAGACTAGCATGGTCGAGGAGAGTATCTTGTAACCATTCGGCGCGCTGGCTACGAGTCTTTCCAAAAGGGAGAAGCTGGAACTCCCGGGATTTACTACTATATACAATGTAGAGGACCTCGTATTCTGTTCCATCAGCGCCTATCTCCTTAGCTATTGCATCGACAACAACACTGTAGCCAAGAGCTTGACTACTGTTAGCATACATTGCTTCATCTACATTCTCAAAGCCAGTAGTCTTACCTTCCCAGACTGCTAGCTTACCTGTTACTCTATTCCGTAGCAGTACGTCGATGTGACCAAAGTGATAGCGGCCATTCTGAAAGTCAACAGCAAATGCTAGCTCGACAGCTTTCTTGCCACTTGGTAGTACTACTACTTCCCACTCGCTCATGTTCTCTTGCCACCACCATGCAAATTTCTCTACTGCTAGCGTAGCATAGGCAAGACTCTTGCCAGTCCACTGGTCACGCTTATCTAGTTTCTCCGCATCCCAAGGTGCTTTCCAAGCAAGCATAGCAGCAAAGATAGCAGAAGTAACAGAGCCAGTAGCAGCATAGGTCTGTATGCCAGCTCCGACAGCATGACCATAAGCAAAATCGAGATTGACAAACTCCACAGGCTCACGACTGCTAGGATGGTTGGCTTGTAGTTTATTAAGTTCATACGCCCTCGGACATTGGTGAAGTGCTGATAGCAGCGAGAAGCTAGTTACATTTTCTCTGCTGGTAAGTTCTCGGTACGCTTTGTCAGATGTATTTGCGCTGATAGCCTTAGCTTCTCCAAGCGACTGAGATTCGGATTGGTTCCAATTGCTGCTAGTTGTTCCGCTCTCACTGCTTCCAGAGAATGTGAGCTCATCCAGTCTAGCGAAGGGGTCTGGTTTGTTAGTGGCCATCTTTGACTCGCAAATTCCAATGCAGATGAGAATACTCGAACATATTCATAGGTTTTAAGGGAGCTGCTACATCCTTCACAGCATAAGTGAAGTCCGGTAGCAGTGATAATTCTTTTGCAAAAATAACAGAGTCCGTGCCCGCTATCAGTTCTATAACTATGATAGTAGCACTTGGATGCAAAGCAATAAGCCTCCGCAGGCCAAGCTCCAACAGCTTGGAGTAACTGGAATGCAACTCCACTGGCAGGGTTGGCGCTGTATGGTCTGCTACTGTTCCCAACTCTCCACTGAAAATTCCAAGGAAGTCGGAGCGTGGTATGACGTACTGCGTGTGCATATGCTGTTGCCATGACTCAAGTAAAGAGCAGCCAGTAAGCGACTAGCACAATTACAATTCCCCAAGTAATGGAATCAATAATCCTAGGCCAGTACTCATTCTTCTTGTCTTCTACTTCTGCCAGTGCTTCCAGATCAGAGCGGTTGTCGGAGTTCATAGATCATCCAATCCAAGTTTAGCAGTGCGATTAGCTGCTGCTGCTTTACCTTTCTTGCCACTGAGTTCTGCTGCAAGCATGGTGTTGGTGTGTTGCTGTTGCGCACCTACTATCTTGCCAATTTCTTCATTGGTGAGTAGGTGAACTAGTTCCTCGTGCTGATTCAGTTCTTTGTGAATAGCACCGAGGTGGACTTTCATCATTGGATCGCGAGCTAGCAGTGCTGCTTCCAGCTGAGCTAGTCTATCAATGACTACGAAGTGAACAGGATTACTAGCATCAAGCTTGGGAGTTTCTGCTAGCGGCGCGGCCATCAGTGCAGCACCAGGAACTTCTTCCTCGCCGCTGGTTTCTTCTGCTGGAATATTTTCTGTTGTCATGACTTGTTTGAGTAGATAAGAATGGAAGTACTGGGTTTGAGCACTGGCATATCTAACGATGCCATTACCTGAGTGAACACCCCTGTTACTGGAACTTCTGCTGTGTTACCAAGTCTCAGCATTACTTCACAGTCTAGCTGACCTACTGGTAGCTTTTGCAGGATGCGGATAAGCTCAGAGACTTTCATTGCATTGGTCCTACTGCTGTGAGATCTGTGACTTGTCCGTTTGTTATTTCTTTCTCAGTCAGCAGTTTCATGGCTGCTAACCTAATGACCTGCTGCAAGTCATCTATCACAGATTCTGGCAGTGGATAGATGGTGATAGTGAGTCTCTTGATAGCTGGATTTTCTTCGTGCTCTTCTAATGTGCCATGCACATGCACACCAGTGCAAGCTATTAGTTCTTCAGCAGTGAAGTCTTTTATATTCATGTTAGTGCCTCGTTACGCCACGTTTCTTCCACAAAGCTTGCAGATACTCAGTGCAGATAGCATCTACTCTGCTGCTGTCAAGCACCACATTCAAGTCGAGAGCATCATTCATAGTCTCGACAAAGATGTTAGCAGCATACGCCATTGGCCATCCGACTAACTGCCAGAGTGTAGGCCAGTGAGCTACTAGTTCTTTCCTCAGCTCATTGTAGCTTTCAGGAAACATGTAGATCTTCTGGTCGAAGTTCTTATCCTTAGCTGCACGAGACTCCATATCATGGTGATGGAGTCCTTTCTCTTTGTCAGTGCGCTGGTCGATCGTCATTTGAACAGAACTCCTGCAACGAAGCAAGCTATGACTAGCAAGAATAAATAAGTATGACGTATCCAGTCTTCAAAGTCATAGTACTTGCAGTGCAATACTATAGATATAAGCTGCACAAGCAGAAAGAACCCTGGAATTATTAGCCAAATCACAACTTACTCCCATCCCATAGCAGGGAAAAATAAACAACAACAAACTGAGGATCTTTCTTCACAGTATCTTCAGTCCACCTAATACTTAGCAATCCTGGCCTAGGCATTCCTACCTTCTTCTTGACTGCTACTTCCTTTGTTTTCTCTAACTTAACAGCTTGAATGAGCCGACGCCTAGCATCAGCATGAACGCGGACAGCCAGTTCTTCCTTAACTGGAAGTTTCTTAAGCTCTAGCCAGATACGTTCGTATTGTCGCATGTTATTAGTGTGTACTCAATTAGATTCTTCTCCCGCGGCTCAAGGAGAAACTCATAGCCGTCTTCTACTTTTTTCCTGCACAGGCTGCACGCTGCTAAGTCATCTTCAAGGAAGCCAAGAGAATCTAAGTCCGTCTTGTACTTACTCCACTTCTTGCTTAGCTGTATCCTGAGACTCTCTGCCTTTGACTTGTCTAATTGTACCGTCACACGACGTTCAAGTACTAGAGTATCAAAGATATCTTGGAGTGTCATAGTCCTAGTGGTTGCTGTTAGGTGAGAGAGTTAGCGACTGCCTAAGCAGAGGCGCACTCTTTGGAATGCCACCCGAGATATATCTAACCCTCTCACCAAAAAACCCCACCGAAGTGGGGTTCTTAAGTACTCAGTAGCCTGAGTGGTTAGTAACCTTAGAGGTTACAGATCATCCATCGTGATCTTTTCTTCCACTTTCAGCATACGAGCCAGACGATTCTGGTAGTACTCGATGACTTCCTCATGTTCCTCAGCAACTTCTGCAGGAGCTTTGGTGAGGTAGATAGCGAAAGCATCCTGGAAGAATTCCAGAATATCTTTCTGTGCCCGCTGTTTCTTGAAGCCAGTAGCGATGATATCGCAATGGTTCTTGATCTTCGCAGGGTCCTTGCCAGTAGCAGCAGGCATGATTTCCAAGTAGCTGTCGAGGAATGCTTTCACATCCTCATCAGCAGGAACAAAGCTACCACGCTCAGACTTGGGCATGTTAGCAATGGCAGTCCAGTCCAGCTTGTCATAGTTGATGACAGCAGCAGTAACTGCATCGTTAGGATTCTTCTCACGGAACTCATTGATCTGGCCACGAGTAACACCAAAGATCACCGAATGAATTGCAGAGTTCAGCAACTCAACTTCTTTGGCAAACTTGCCAGTAGTGTCAGTCAGAAACTCAACGATGCGGGAAGCTTTCGGAACTGGCAAGTGAATCTTGACAGAAGGAGGCTTCTTACCTTTGATGGTTTCAATGACAGCACCAGTTGCTTCATCCTTGATTACAGTGTCTTTGTCAGTCTTGAAGTGGAAAGCAGTTTCCTGCATGTTGACAAACTCGTTGATTGGAGTGGGTGCTGGTGCAGCAGGTTCCTGGGGAGTAGCGTTACCGCCGCCAGTATCTTCTGCCATGTTCATGCGAAGGCCTGCTGTGATGCCTGCCAGCATTGCGATCAGGCTGTAAGAGTTATAAGTCGATTTCATTTGCTAGTTCCTAAAGGTTGGTTTGGTTAAATCCCGCACACGAATTTTGTGCAGGTGATGAAGTATCTCACGTATCCCTTGTCTTGTCAACCCCCTGTTTGCTTTGTTGCTAGGGAGATGCTCTTACCAACATCTTGCATGAGTTCATCAGTATCAATCTCTCTTGCTTGTAGAGATTCCATAAGCCGTTTACCTTCTGCACTAAGAGCTGGCAGGATGACAGCAACATTCATGAACGTAGTAGTTCTACGCTGGTCACCAAGTACCAGTTGCACTGTCGGCAGTCCTTGTCCAGCAGTGGCCATACCACAGAAGTATGCGATCTGGTTGAAGCTGTTAATATCAGCAGCAAGTCGCTGAATGTATTGGGTTTGAGTTTCTGCCGGAGTAGCAGAACTTGTGTCGGGAGTAATCATTTAATTTTCTCTCTCCATGTGTGAGTAATTGCTGGATAAGCTTTACGAAATTTAGCTACCAGCACTTGAGCTTGTTCGATCTTATCTTCCTTGGGATTTGTTGCTTCCCACTTCTCTCCTTCTATTAATGAGCTGTCGCCGATTGGTATTAGATAACACTGTTGTATGCCTCTTCTACTGCCTACGCAACTGCGCCTGCAATGTACTAAAAATTCCTCGCTTTCTACTTGCCAGCTGATTCCATTAGAGTAGCGAAGTCTGTGATGTTCTCCGCAGATAGGACATATTACCTCTGAAGGGGTTCGTTCTTTAATAGTTACTATTTTATTGTTATCTGTGGAGTCAATAAAATAGCTGGGTATCCCCCTAATAATACACATCACACCCGGTGCATGTTTCATTCCACCTTGTAGTCTGTCAGTCATAGCTGCTCCTTGAATGTTAGCTTCACTTCCACTACTGGCTCTACTTCTTCAGTAGCTGGGATTGCCCACACTCTGCCAGTACCTAAGTTGATAATAGCTACAGTTTCTGGAGAATTGTGTGCCATTTTAGGAGTTGCTACTTCCTTGCATTCTACCACCATGCAGAGACTGCCGCATCGTAAGAAACAGTCGCCACGCTGTAGTTCAATAGCCTTAATAGGCTTCTCAGCTTCTGGCAATTCAGTCACGTTAGTTATCTGAAGCATGCTAGGATACTTCAGTGTCTTTAATTCCTTCTTTGTGCGTGTGTTCATTCTGTATCTCCTTCTTCAATTAGTACCAACTTACCTTGCTTGTCCTGAGACTCTCTTGCTTCTTTGTCAAAGCGTTCTTTCAAGCTAACAAGTTTCTCAGCAAGAGAGTTACCTTTCAACCTTGGCTTCTTAGCACTGCTGCTAAGCGTCCCGCTCTTCATTCCTCTGTCAGGTTCTACTATCATGTACAGTTCATTCTTAGCACGAGTCATGCCAGTATACATAAGTTCTCTGCTGCACATTTGAGCATGGCTGCTATGCAAGATGAAGAATACTTTCCGCCACTCACTACCTTGTGACTTATGAACAGTGATAGCATACGCAAACACCATGTCATTAACTTCAGCAGCAGTCTTAAGTTCAGCAGTGCTACCAACACCTTCATCATCCTCAGCACCGAGGAACCTAACAGTTATCTCATGGCTGGCAGTAGTAACCCTGTCAGTAACAACAGTGATCTGCATGGAGTCCATGAAAGCATCAACATCAAAGTCGTCACCTTGCAAGTCCAAACCAGTAGCTCTCTCTAGCTCAGTAGTGCGCTTAGTCAAGCCACCATACCTGTCGATCTTGTACTTGGTAATATCTACTGGCTGCTTACCAGCATACTTGCTGTTCCGCTTGATACCAGTGATGATAGCTTCCTGCTTACGCACTAGCACCTTGTCACCAATGGCATAGTAATGAGTGTTGAAGCCAGCAATAACTTCCACTACCTCAGCTTCTCGCTGTCGACCAAGGTAATCAGCAATTGCTAGGTTAAGATCAATCACTCCGAATTTAACATTGAATGGGCAGAGAATGATATCCTGCATTGGGTCTAGCGCACCTTCCTTAATAGCAGCTTTGCAGAAACTCTCTGCTTTGTTTAGTGCGTCTTCCCAAGACAGTGACTTGCCCCAAGGATGGATTGTTACCTTGCCATGCTCGCCATTGTCTTCTACTATCTTCTGGCTACCTACTGGTGTCAGTGCGCCATCCTTCATCTGGATAGCATAACGAATGATAGGAGATTCTAATGCTTGACGGTAGACCCTTGTCAGTTCCACGATAGGCAACTCAAGGAGTTTCTTACCTAGCACGGGGCCACCGTAGACAGGAGGTAACTGGTTAAGATCACCAAGGAAGATAAACTGCACGCTATCAGGGTCAGGCAGTGCTGCTACTAGCAAGTCATACAGTGCCATGTCAACCATTGAGCTTTCATCAATAATGATAGTAGTCAGTGCTCGCGGTAACGGATTCAGCTTGTTCCTAGTTGGTACAAACTCCATCTTACGGATAGGCTCGCCAGCTTCATTAACTGCATCATAGTAGATAGGTGCATACTCAAGCAGCTTGTGGATAGTAACGCATGTTATGTCTCCACGGAAGTGCTTGGCTACTTGCCTAACTGCCATGTTTGTGAAGCTAACAAGGACGATGCCGGGAGTATTCCCAGCCAGCCACTTGGTACTCTGATCTGGAGGAATTGGTGCTATGAGATTGTTCCCTAGCAAGGAGTACACAACACCCTTGAGTGTGGTAGTCTTACCAGTACCTGCTGCTCCGATAAGGCAGAAGGTCTTACGAGCAAGCCCCATGTTGATGGCATTTAACTGCTCAGCATTCCAGTCCACACTCCTATCAATCTTCCAGCCAAAGCTGTGAAGTGATGGAACTGAAATGTTAGTAGCAGCTAGTACTTTCTCGTGCTGCACTTTGATCTTAGCTTCTTCTGCTGCCTTGATCTGAACTAGTCGCAGCTTAGCTTTCTCAATAGCTGTGAGGGATGCTATCATGGTTTCTTACCCTTGTACTTATTCATCTCTTGTTTCCACTGGGCTTTCTTCTTTGGAAGTTTTTGAAAAGCAGATAACTCTACTGATTCAAAAAGCTTGCTAAGCTTCAACTCATGCACTGTTGCGCAGTAGTCATCTATTATCAGGCAATCAGGTTGAATGCCAGCAATTCTAGTCTCTGCTGCTTGTATGTCTAAGTAGACTAGCTCGGCTCCTAGCTCTTTCAATTGCTCAAGCATCCAAGTATGAGATGCAGTACCTGAACCGAAGACAGCAACTCGTAAGCGTTTTGGAACTGTAGGTTCCATCAGATTCTCCCATACCAGATTTTACACACTGCTACTCGCTGACCACTGCTAAGGATATGCCTCACACTGACACCTACTTGCTTAGCGTTGTAAAGCATCCTAGGACAGCAGCCTTCATAGACCATCAGTTTCTGATCTAACTTCATAGTAGCTTCCGCAGAGAGGAACTGCTCTCCAGACATTACTACTATTGGGTTGATGCTGTAAAGTGGACTTCTCAGCACTTGCACTGGCAAGTAGAAACTGTGAAAGATAAAGTCAACATCACAGAACTCATACTGCTCAGTCATCACTGAATCAATGCTAGTGGTTTGCTTGGTAGCAGCAATATCAGAGCGTGCAGGTGTGATAGCAGTCACTGATGAGGGGTAATTTCGCAGGTCCATGATATTAATCCTCAAAGTTACCAGATTCAGCTTGCTCATCATCCAACAAACTAGCAGCTACTGAGTCGGGAGCTACATAGTCAATGTCATTGATTCCTGGGTCATCTAATACATCATCAATATTAGCTTCCAGTAGGTCAGCAAAATCCTTGCTCCTGCCAGTATCCAACTTAGGAATAAAGCTAGCCTTGACAGTAGTTTGCTGTTGCTTATCCATAGCAGCATCACGATGCTTACCACTAGCATCACTACCATGAGTGAGTTTCCACTTAGCATGAGCTATCATCCAGTGGACTTTCTTAGCAAAATCTTTCAACTTAGGCTCAGCTTCATCAATCTCACCAGAGTCTGCTGCTGCTTGCAAGTCAGTAGGAACGAGTATCTCGAATGCCTCGAAGTGCTGCTCCATTGTCGTCCGCTTGCTACGGAGAACATCAAGGAAAGCATGGCTAACACTGCTGCCAGTAGGACACTCACTGACAACAATCTCCTCGAACAAATCAAGGTCAGCCATTGTGAAGTTAGTATCAAGAATGCTCTTGGCAAAGTAGAGAGTCTTCATCCAGCCTTCAGTATCTGGAGCGTAGCGCTTTGGCAAGTTAGCAAGGAACCAGCGCCAGAGAAGTTTCTGACTAACAGGACGCTTACCTGCTAGCTCATCACGAATACCTACCAGTGCTCGCTCAGCTATCAGGACTTTTTCTTCCTCAATCCGCTCACTGACAGCAGTCTCATACTGTTTCTTAGCATCCCAGCAAGTTTGCAAGAAAGCATGAATGTTGACACTGTTCTCTAGCTTTGAGATTCTGAGAGTAGGAAACTTGAAGCGTTGCGAATCAAGGTAGGCTTTCCAGTAGCTGAGACTGATAAGCGACTGCCAGTTGTTCTGCACTTCAATGAAGCTAGGCAACCATACTACATCCTGACGTACTTCTGTCAGTTGATGCATCAGTGCCAGTGCAGTAACTTGTAAGACCTGCTCCTGCTTGTGAGTTAGTGACTCATCGGCGGCTTCATCAGGTGAGAACCCACAGAATCTAATCCATGTATTCTTAGCAAACTGTAGCAGTGGGATGGGTGCCAAGCTAAACAGTGGATGCAGTACTTGCTGCTGTTTCCATTGTCCTAGCAGTGGGAGATAGCCAGCAACTGTGGGTAGTGTAAGACTGCCACAGCTAAGGCCAGTGTGCTGGCAAGTGAGTGCCAGTCGAAAGAACTTTTTGTTCTCAGCAGCAGTTGGGATAGCAGCTATTTCTTCTAGTGCTAGCTGTCTGTGAGCTTGCAGTGCTGCTGCTAGGGATGTAGCAGTTAAGCTACGTGTGGTGTTAGCGTTCATTCAAGTTAGACCTCATTCCAGTTTTTCAAGTCCTGCAACATTGCAGTTCAAAGCAGCCAAGAAAACTAACTCCTAGCTGCTTCAAGCTGCCTGCTGAGTTATTGCTCGCAGTGCTTAGTAGTTTGCCGTGCTACTGCACCTTCACCACAGGTGTACTCAGTCAGTGGCTTGTACTCGCCAGTAGTATGAATTGCGTTAGTAGCATGGAATTGCGGGGCTGGCATGTTACTGCCGGGCTTGCTTGCAGTTGCTGTGATGGTAGAGATAGCGAGAATGATAGCGATAAGCATGTTAAGCTCCAGTAAGTTGCGGGTTGAGAAAGAGAGAATCATTTAGGGACAGATGCAATCACTACTGCATCAATGTAGTGACGAAGGGATTGACTGATGTACCTGCGTACCAATTGCTTGCGATGGTCAATGCGTACTGCATACACAATGCCATCTGGCTTAGCTAGCACTGCTCCAGCAAAATACTCTTGCACTTCAGTCAGCATCCAGCAAGCATCAACAATATCTTCTATTGTCATTTCATCTTGTCTGCCACAGCTGTTAATCCAGTTGCTAATGGCTACTTGTACTGGTTGCTTAGCTGCCCACTTAGGATGCTCAGGAACTGCTGCCATGCTGCTAAAGTTAGCAGTAGTTGTTTCACCAGCATTGGTGCGTTCGTTACCGTTGCTCATGTTAGTTACTCCCACTAGACATGAGGACAAGGATAGCAAGAATGCAAGCAACAGCAAGAATGACTTTGACAGTCACTGACAAGTGTTGCTCACTGCCTTCCAGTGTTGGAAGAGTTGTAGGTTTTTTCATGATTAAGCACCTTCTTTAGCAGTAGCTGCTTCTATTGCCTTGTCGAAGATGGCAAGTACTTGCTCATGAGTAGTGTTTGGGTTGTCATTGAAATCCATCAAGGCAACACCGTGTTCTAGATCTGCTGCTTTGCAGAGAAAGTCGCGAGTGAGTTGATACATATCACTAGTGGGCTCTAGTTGTTTATTAGCTAACTCTTCCTCAGCTTTGCTAATAGCAGTGATAAAGCAATGCTGATCTGGTGGCATACTGGCAACATTATGCCACCATTTATCTGGTGTGCTGACTAACTCCTTAGCAGCAATCAAGATCTGCTTTGGAGTTACTGCTGTTTGATTGGTATCCATGTTCATTTCCTTCAAGTTACGCCAGTAACTGACTGGCTCAGTTTCTCAAGTTGTCGCGGGAGTTATCCAAGATTATCTAACTTTCTGCCAGCATCTTGCAGCCACTCACCTGCATCAATCAGCAGATCAGCAAGCATTGCTAGTCCTGCTCCAAGCAGGATAAGGATTGTAGCAATCCAGTAGTTAATAGTTCTCATGCTGGTAGTTCCTTCAAGTTAGTTACTTACTCTGCTAGCAACATCAGTGTGTGGTATAAATACAACACTCCCAGGTGGCATAGCTTGTCCACCTGCATACATGGTACAGGAAAAAAGATTCACGGTCAACCCCTTATCTGCATTCTTAGCAGCAGAGTTACATTAGTTAGCTAGTTAGTTATTGTGATGCAACCTTACTTAGCCTCACAGACTAGCAAAGCCAAGAGTTACTCCATCCATCGGAATTCGTGCGTAGCACGTGTAGCACAGTAGCAGCGTGTCATACCCCTCACTTTCACACTTTCCTTGTGCTCTATTCACTGCTACTAGTTTCTATTCTTGCTGCTGTGCAGGGTAGTTTCCTTAGCCCCACAGACTATGCTACTATCTCCTCATACTTCAAAGTATCAGTTACTCCCTATTTGACAATGCTTCCTATATATTAACCCCACACTTAAAATTCAGAAAGAAAAATAGATAGGAATAATAGATAGTGAGGAATAGATAGCAACAGAGAGAAACTAATAGACATGCAATTTCAAACCAATAGAGACACAAACAGAGCCCCGTGACACTGTGCTACGCTGCTACGCTTGCTACGGGCGAATCTTGTTTATTCTACGAAACTAACAGAACTAACCAACGAGAAACTTAAATCAGCAGTTACTAACTAATTAGCACTAAACTGGTGCAGAATCACCAAAATAGTGCAAAATGCACCAACATGAAACTTACTTGTGGATAAGTTGTATAACTTGCAGCTGTGGATAACTGAGGATAACTAGCTTAAGTGCTTGATTCTAAAGGACATTTTAGTTAGTTAGAGAAACTGCTAAGAACTGGCACACTGCTTGCATGTATAACTGGGCTAGCAGCAATCACGCGACTAGCTAACTTGAAAGAACCATCATGACTATCATCAATACATCTTCTGTCACCATTGACACCACAGTGCCAGCTATCACCATCGGCCAGATCATGCTGTCTGCTGACCGTCGCAGCACCAAAGAGAAACCACTGACAGACGCAGAGCGTATCCGTCGCGCTGTCCTGCCTGCTAACCACTGGGGAGAACTGGCAACTACCATCAATGGTGAGCGTAATCAGTCTCTTACTGATGTCCTGCGCACTGCGCTGCAAGGTATTGCCAGTGATAGGCTCCGGGATACTCTCGCTGCTGAGCCGATGGCAAAGACTATCGAACTGAAGGACTATACTGTCCCTGCACTGCTGAGCTGGCAGGCTGACACTGCTAGCAGTCGTGGCAGTATCACATTCACACGGGAGCAGATTGAGAACTGGTTTGACAGCAGCAGCACAGCTACAGCTCTTATTGCCAAGTACACAGCAGCAGGCAAGACTCCAGCACAAGTAGCTACCTTGCTGCAGTTCGTTCGCAATCGTTTCGCTGCTACTGCTGCTAAGAATCACGGACTCAAAGAAGCTAGCGAAGCAACGAAACTCACAGCATTGATTGACGCTGCTGACCTGGACGGTAAGGATGCATCCTTGATGGTAGAACTCATGGGCAGACTGGAAGCTATCAACAAAGCACTGACTGCCAAGGCCAATGAAGCTACTATCAGCATGGATGACCTGTAATGCACGCTAGCTACATCCCAGTAACCCGCATCGCACTGCTGACTGATAGCAAGGGCAACTTGATACCAGTGACCTATCGCTACAGACGCCGCATCGCTAGCAAGTAACTAGCAGCTAGCCTCCTACCTCCCAAGTAACATTGACGGGGTAGGGGGCTTTTTTAGAAGTTTGTCTACTAATCTCCTATCAGTACCTCTCCAAAATTACTAAATTTTTCTACTTCTTCCTTGATCTGCGAGTAACTGCTAGGATAGGGAATTCGCTAGTGGCAATGGAAGGGTGATTATGAGATGATGTTAATTATGAGTACATCCCTCCGAGAAAAGATTGTTAAATATCTAGCACAAGATATTCAGCAGTCTGTCGTAGCTAGCAGCTGCGGAGTTACACCCGCATACATCACGCAACTCCTGGACTTGCCAGAAGTAAGGGAAGAAATCAGCCTGCTAAAAGCTAAACGGCTGGAAGTTGCTATTGAGAATGATGATAACTTAGATAAACTGGAGAGTCGTGCGCTGCAGATGGTAGGGGATAAGCTGACATATGTAAAATCTGCTGTGGAAGCAGTCAAGATAGCACAGGCCTTGAACGGAATGAAGCGTAAAAATACTGCTAGTGACCCAAGTGCTGATGCAGTTGCTGCTCAACAAGTAACTATTACCATTCCTCGAGGTGCTAATCTGCTGTTCAAGCTGAATGAGAATAATCAGGTGATTGAAGTAGAAGGACGCACCATGGCACCACTACCAAGCAAGGCACTTCCAGGACTGCAAGCAAGATTGCATGATCCTAATGTGTTAGATGTTGCATTGAACGGGCCCGCGAAGCCAGTAACTCACAAAGAGAAGCAGGATCAGAAAGATTCAGCTCGTGCCACTGAGATTCTCCGTGACATGACAATGCACATGGATGGAGTAGCAATTGTCCTTTGATCCTTCTACTATTGTTGTAGAAGAACCTGATGAGTTTCAGGATGATTATGTTGAGCCTACTTTTGAAGCAGCTGCTAGTCGTGGAGAGTTGGTAGAATCCTGTCGAGATAGTCTTGACTTTTTAGCGGCGATGGTGCTGACAGAGATCTACGCTTATGGGTATCCAGCTCCATTGAAAGCTGCATTCCAGATGATTTCTGCAGCAGCAATGACACTAGTAGGTAAGCCAAAGTATGCTATTGGTATTCCTCGTGGATTTGCTAAGACTATCATACTTAAGTTGTACGTAGTCTGGCTGATACTCTTTTCTGATAGAAGGTTTATCCTAGTAGTTTGTAATACGGCTAGTCATGCTGAGAACTTTATCGCTGACGTAGCTGACATGCTCAGTAACAGCAACATCGTTAGCATCTTTGGGGATTGGCGAGGTCCAACTGGTAAGCCTGAGAAAGATCGGCAGGAGTTAAAGAAGTTTCACTTTCGTGGAAAGGATATCATACTAGCAGGTATCGGCAGTGGTGGATCTGTGCGGGGACTTAACATTAAGTTCCGTCGTCCTGACATTGTGCTAATGGATGACATGCAGAACAGGGAAGAAGCAGAGAACCCAGATGTAGCTAGTGCTATGTTCGATTGGATGCTTGGTACTTTGATGAAAGCCTGCCATCCTCAGAAATGTGTGTTCATTTTTGTTGGCAACATGTATCCGTTCCAAGGAAGTATCCTGCGGAAACTGAAACACAGCAAAGAATGGATAAGTTTCATTACTGGCGGTATTCTTGCTGATGGAGATTCTCTCTGGCCTGAACATCGTAGCATCCAAGACTTGCTGCAAGAGCTAGCATTTGATACTGAGCAAGGTCGTCCGCAGCTGTTCTTCTCAGAAGTTATGAATGACGAGGAATCTGGAACAGTGAGCGGTATTGATGTGAGTAAGATTCCTGAATGTCCTCAGCACTTAGATGGTGCTCAAGCGCAAGGTGGAATGGTAATCATTGATCCCTCTCTTGGCAAGAAGACTAGTGATGATGTAGCTATTGGAGCGGTGCTGATATTTGATGGTATCCCAGTTCTGCGAGAGATTGATGTAGGTAAGTTTAGTCCCGGAGCAACGATTACTAAATCGACTTCCTTAGCAGCAAAGTACAGTATGCAATTGATAGTTGCTGAAGGTGTAGCATACCAAGCCACTCTTGCTTACTGGTTTACTTTCATCTGGACGCAAATGGGTATCAAAGGATTTATCATTGGACTAGTGAATCCTGCTGGCATGTTGAAGAATGCTAGGATTGTAGCAATGTTTAAATTGTTGCTATCTGGCAAGATACTGCTACATAAGGATGTTCGTTCTGCTGTTATCTACCAGATTACTCAGTTTAATCCGCTCAAGACTAAGAACGTAGATGACTTACTCGATATTCTTGCTTACATCTACAAGGTGATGGAAGAAAATGAGATGCATCTTCCACTGATGATTATGGATAACTGGCAAGAAGAAATGCCAGCAGCTTCGCATGATGATGGTCTTTTAAACTACGGTTAAGTTACTTAGGAACAACATGGCAACTCCCTCTACTCCCAAGCCACTCACAGATGACGCACAAGCTGCTGTCATTAACTACTTGACTGCTGCTACTAGTTTGTACAACGGTAGTTTCAACATCCGCAATCAGCTACTCACGCAAGATCGTGCGTACTATCGTGAGCAAGATGGGACTCGTGAGCAGTGGCGGGCTCGCGTAGCTAATGACACTGGCGATGCTACGAAAGTACAGAACATTACAGTGCCAGTAGTTATGCCACAAGTGGAGTCAGCACTAGCCTATCTGAGTGACACGTTTCTCACAGGCTATCCAATCTTTGGAGTTGTTTCTCCACCTGAATTTGCTGATGCTCTTGGCGCCATGGAAACTCTCATTGGCGAGAACTCTATTCGTGCTGGCTGGCCAATGCACTTGATGCAATGTCTCAGAAACGGATTGAAGCATGATCTTGGAGCTGTGGAAGTTGTCTGGGAAACTCGCAAAACTTTCAACATTGGAACTCCTGAGCTGAACAAGTTGGAGCAAGGGAAAGTTAATGAGACCCAGTACCAAGGGAATTTCATCAAGAATCTTACACCTTACAATTTGATTCTAGATACTCGGGTATCTCCTGACAAGAATCACATCGAAGGTGAGTATGCTGGCTACACTGAGATGCTCAGCAGAATTGAAGCTAAGAAGCGTGCAGATGATCTAGATCCACTAGGTACTATGAACTTTAGAAAAGCTTGGGAGTCTGGTACTCCTGGCCCTGCTAGCAGCAATTCTCCTGTTGGCAATTTCTACCTGCCAGAAATCAATCCTAGCGCTCTGCTGCAACCTTCGCAGACTCAAGAGTTTAACTGGATGAACTGGGCTGGGATTACCCCCACCGCAGGTAAAACTCCCATCGCATACCGCAATGCTTACGAGTGGACAGTTCTGTATGCTCGTATTCTGCCAAGTGATTTTGGTATGACTGGCAAGGACAGGAATCACGTACAGATCTGGAAGTTTATCATTATCAATCGCTCAGTAGTTATCTTTGCTGAACGCCAAACTAATGCTCATAACTATCTTCCTATTGTTGTGTGCAAACCTAGCAATGATGGCATGGGGTGGCAGAGCAAGAGCTTTGGTGAGAACGTCATACCTATTCAACAAATCTCCAGTGCTCTTACTAACAGCGCACTAGCAAGTCAGAAGAAGAAAGTCTATGACAGGATCTTGTATGATCCTACCAGGATTCGCAAACAAGACATTGACAACACTAGCCCTGTCGCTAGGATTCCTGTCAAGAACTCGGGCTTCGGCAAATCTATCAGTGATGCTATCTACGCAGTTCCATACCGCGATGATGGTGTTGGTGACATTCTCCAAATCTCCCAACAGATTGTTGGCATGGGAGAAATTGTCAACGGACAGAACCGTGTGCAACAAGGGCAGTTCCAGAAAGGAAACAAAACTAGAACTGAATTTGAAACTGTCATGAGCAACAGTAACAGTCGTCAGAAGATGACAGCAATTGCTCTTGAGTACAGCTTCTTCACTCCCATCAAAGAGATAATCAAAGCTAATATTTTGCAGTACCAGCCCCCTGTTACTATCATGAACAGTGAAAGCAAGAAAGCTGTCAAGGTAGATCCTGAAATGCTGCGCAAAGCTATGATTAGTTTCACGCTTTCTGATGGTTTGTTGCCAAGCGATAAGCTGTTAGATACTGGTATGTTCACTACCATGCTGCAAACAGCACAAGCAATGCCAGCAATGCAAGCTGATTATGACTTCATGGGAATGTTTAATTACATGATGGCAATTAGAGGTGCGCATTGGGTGAAAGATTTCAAGCGCAGTGAAGCAGATAAAGCAGCGTATATGGCACAGATGCAAGCAGCAGCACAAGCATCTGGCGATAAAGATGTACCAGAACCACAACCACCAGACCCAGGAGCAACAGGAGCAGCACGATGAGCAATACTCAGACACACACAGCAGACGTAGAAGCAGATATTCGCAGGAGACTGCTAACCTATGATCAAGTTCAACACTACCAGAATCGCGTTGGCGAGCTGCTAATGGAAATGGCCTCGCTAGAAATGGCAGGGACACCAGAGAAGATAAGTCAAGAGATTGGCTTGTTCCAACTAATGAAAGGAAAGAAAGAAGCATTCGAAGAAATCATGGAAGATCATAATGCTGCGGCAGCGCAGCTAAATCCAGCTCAGTCTCAACAACAGTAATCAACTTTAACTCAACAGAGGTATCATCATGGCAGGTATGTTTGGCAATCTTTTCGGTAATAGCGCTCCTATCGTTCACAATGGAGGTCCTGGCGGTCACACGTCTCCAGCACCAGCTCCTAGTCCTGCAAGTCCACCAGCAGCAGCCCCTGCTCCTACACCAGCAGCTCCTACTGAGCCAAGTTCGCCACTTGATAATCACAGGACCTTCTGGGATAATCTAAAAGATGCTCAAGGAAAAGATGTGGCGCCAGCAGTGGACCCAACTACTACCGGAGTATTTAATTTTGATCCAGCAAAGATTGCTGATTCTGCAAAGAATCTAAACTTTACTGGTAATGTTTCTCAAGAGCTCGTCACTGAGGCTCTTGCTGGCAGCGATAAATCTCCTGCGGCTCTTGTCGCGCTGATGAATCAAGTTGCTCAAAACGCAGTAGCAGCAATGACTGTTCAAACAGGTAAACTGATTGACCAGGGACTTGTTGCCAACAACGACCGTATCAAGACTACCTTGCCACGGCACATCAAACAGGTTCAGCTGGATCAAACCAGCTCAGACAACCCAGTGCTTTCTCATGCAGCAGCGCAACCACTTGTTGCTGCCATGAAACGAGCAGCATTTGCAAAAGATCCCAACGCAGATCCAGCAGCAGTTAACGCAGCAGTTGAGTCCTATCTTAGTGACTTTGCTACAGCACTGCTAGAAGGTTCTCCGACAGCCCTAGCTGCTAAGCAGCAAAAGGCAGCAGGAGAAACTAACTGGATGGAGTACATTAAGAGTTAGTTTTCTTTAACCTTTGGAGAAATTTATGAGCCAAAATAAAGCTCGAATCGACGGCAGTGCTAATGACGTCCGTATGCAGCAGCCGAATGAAATCGTCTGCAGCATGCTGAAGTACACTGGTATTGCTACTGTTGGAGATGGTTCCATCTCTGCTTCTGCTCTTCTGAGTGGCATTGTTAACCGCACTGGTCCTATTGGTGCGTATGCAGACACTCTGCCAACTGCTGATGCTATTCTGGCAGCAGCTCCTACGCTCGGTATTGGTGATAGCTTTAGTGCCATCATCCGTAACACCGTGGCGTTTGCCAACACTATTACCACTAATACTGGTATGGTGCTTGGTAGCAATACAGCGATCGCTGCTAGTTTGGTGCGTGAATTCCTGTTCACGGTGCTGAGCAAAGGTGTCTCTGGTATCTTCTCTGGTACTACTACCAACCTGAGTGCCACTGTTACTGGTCTTACTCAAGACCAAGCAGCTCAACTATCTCCCGGCATGGGAGTCACTGGTACTGGTGTTCCTGCTCTGACAACTATCATCGGTGTTAACAGCACTCTTGGTACTGTTACTCTCAGTGCTAATGCTACGGCGTCTGGCACTGTAGGTCTGACATTCTTCAACCGTATCTCGGTTGATGGTGTTCGTAGTTCTACGCTGTAAGCACCAGCTAGAAAAACTTTTTAACTAAGGAGAATTAACATGGTTGGTGCATTTAATACCGCGATGATCCCAGAAGATCTTGCAAAGAAATCGTTCAGTGCGATGATCACCAGGCTCATGCCTAATGGTGATGCTCCGCTGTTCGGACTGACAGCATTGCTGAAAGAAGAAACTGCGTTCCAGATTGAACACGGCTTCTTCTCCAAGACGATGCTGTTCCCACAGATGGTACTGGCTGGTGCTGTCGCTGTTGGTGACACTGTCATCAATGTGGTGAGCACTGCTAACGTCATTCCTGGCATGATGTTCCGCAGCGATACTACCAATGAGAACATTCTGATCACTTCTGTGAACAGTCCTACTCAGGTCAACGTGCAGCGCGCTGTTGGTACTATTCCTGCTCAGGCAATTGCTGATGCTGTGAATCTGTGGATGGTTGGTAATGCTTATGAAGAAGCATCCCTGCGTCCGCAGTCTGTGTTGATTATCCCTGAGCGGATCGTCAACTACACGCAGATCTTCCGCAACACTTGGGCTGTGAGTGACACCACTCGTGCTACCATGATGATTGCTGGTGACACTGCTGTTGCTGAGAGCAAAGCTGATTGCGCTGCTTTCCACGCTGCTGATATTGAGAAAGCCCTGTTCTTTGGACAGAAGTTTCTCGGTGCTCGCAACAACCAGCCGTTCCACACCATGGATGGTCTGATCAATGCTATCACTCAGCGTGCTCCTGGTAATATCACCACTGCTGGTGCTACTACCAACTGGACTCAGCTGATGGCAGCACTGGATCCACTGTTCAACCAAGTTACAGATCCTAAGGGCAAGCCTGAGCGGATTCTGTTTGTTGGTGGTGCTGCTCGCAACGTGTTGCACAACATCTTCCGTCTCAATAGCACCTACTTCATTGAAGATGGTCAAACTGAGTGGGGCATGCAGTACGACAGTTTCAAGATCCCTCGTGGTCGTTTTACCATCATTGAGCACCCACTGTTCAATGCTTATGGTCAGACTAGCACTTGGGCTAAGATGGCTGTTGGTGTTGACCTCAACACGTTCAACATTGCTTACATGACTGGTCGCAAGACTACGAATCGTGAGTTCAACATGAACGGTGCAGTTGCTGTTGACAACGGTGTGGATGCTGTTGGTGGTACTCTCACCAGCGAGCTGACTTGCCTTGTCAAGAATCCATCTGCTGATGGTGTGATCTACAACCTGACTGCTGGCGTCGCTGGCTAATCAGGAGCATCAATCATGCCTAGCATGAAACTGCCGTCCAATGTGAGTGCTATCACGGTTAACGCCAGTGCTAAAACTCCAGTGGGCGGCAGGATTGATCTAACTGCCGCAGAGTTCGCTACTTTGACGGGTGCTGGCGGTGTACAAACTAAGCCATTCTTAGTTAAGACCGCGGCCAACGGAGATACAACTATTCGCTTTCCATCTATCGTGAGTTCTGTAACGATCAATGCGGTACAGTACACACCAAATGGCAGTGGAGATATTGTAGTTCCTGCAGCAGCTGCGTCGAACTTCCTTGAACAGAATAAGTACGCACTGTAAGAGTTTTCTGTGAGTGTCTGCTGGTGCTTGATCGTGCCATTAGCCTGAGACTTGAAGTTACCCACTTCTTGTCTCAGGTTCTTTTTAAGAGACACTTGCTGAAAGTTCACACTTTCAATTCGGTAGAAGATAGCAGACAGTCATTAATCAACTTTTCTAGGAGTTAATCATGGGTCAATTATTGGATCAAGTTAAAGCACGTGAAGCAGAACTGCAAGGTGCTGAACAAGCAGTGCAGCCAGGAGCAGGTCAGCCGCTGGTAGCAGCACTGCGTCAGAATCCGAACGTCTCAGTTCTGGAAGAAACCCCACTGCAGAAAGTAGTGCATGCTCTGGAAACTGCCAAGACGTATGTGCACCAAGTTGCTGGTGCTAGTACCATCATGCCAGATGGTCGTCGTCTGATCTTTGCTGGTAAAACTGGTCGTGCTTTGCAAGGCGGCGGCTGGCTTCCCGGTGGCATGGGCTACTACACTACTGGTAAGGAAGAAGAAATTGCTTGGCTAGAAGATATCTGCAAAGCTCCTACTTCCCAGATCACTCGTCTCATTGAAGACAAGGTGCGTCATGTGGAAGTTATTGAGAAGAAGCAAGTTGATCCAGCACTTGCTGATGCCGTGGAAGATGCTGCTGCCAACAGCCGTCGTGCTACAGATCCTGCTGTTGCTGCTGCTCAAAACAACATTGGTAAGACCATTGCCAATGACACAGCTGGTCAGCAGTAAGTTTCAGTAAGAGACATTGGAGAGTTGCATGAGTTATCAAACTGATCTCTTTGACGCCATGGTGAATGACGTTATTACGTTGACTGCCCGTCCTGACTTAGCAGATGAAACTGCTCTGGCATTGCGGACAGCTACTAATAATGCTCACTTCTCTGATGGTTATCCTAGGGATCTAGTTACACAAACCGTGCAACTTCCTAATGCTTCATACCAGACAACTCTGAACATTCCAACACTGTTTCCACGATTTCGTGGATTATCAGCAATTCGACCGTTAGATGTTAATTTTGTTCCTGTCTTTGCTTACGGAGAAGAGGGCAGAATTAATGTGATTGAGCTGGGTGATATCTATGATGACTATGGAGCCATTAAAAATAACATAGCTTACGTAGCAGGCGAGAGCTTGAACATCCGCAGTTTAACTAACACCTACGGCTTTTTAGTTGAGTGGTTCAAAGCACCTGAGACTATGAGAGAGCTGTACAACAGCTGGATTGCTCAGTTGTACCCTGATGTTATTCTCTACTGGGCTGCTAGCATTGTGCTAGATACCAATGGTAATGAAGAAAAAGCTAAAAAATACATGGGCATGACACAGTCAGTTCACATTCCTTATTTGAAAAATAACTTCTTACTTGGAGTAATACGATGACAGCAATTGCAGCATGGGGTACCAACGGGAATGCAGGTTTTGCAATTCCCATGGAGCAAGCAACTCCCACAATTCCTGACGTTCAAGCCTATGTGCTGGCATGGGATCCTGTTCAGCAACTGCTGGCTTACGTCCCTGTCAGCATTGATAAACTGACAGGCAATCTCACACCTACTGGTAATCTGTACTTGCCAGCTGGCAAAGCATTGTACAATGCAGGTAACCAAGTAGTGGGTGCCCGCGCCACTGGTTGGACTGCTGATACTGGTACTGCACTGCGGACAGGATTTGACACTGCTACTGTCACGCTTGCTCAGCTTGCTGGTCAGGTGATGGCACTTAAGCAGGATCTAACAACTCATGGCTTGATCGGAGCTTAAAGATGAGCGATCACCCTATCACTGATGATTATGGCAACACAGTAGATCGCAGAGATGCTAAAGGGTTGAAAGTTGCTTATGATCCTAGAATCTCACTAAACACCATACTCATGTGCTTGACAGCAGTAGGTGTTAGTTGGGGGCTCATTGACAAGATAACAGCCAATGCTACTATCACTGCTCAAGCTCAGGCACAAACTACCAGCAATACAGCAGCTATAGCTACCATCAACCAGCAAAGGTTCATCGACAGGCAAGAATTACTTGCTGAGATTCGAGAACTTCGTAACGATATCAAAGCACTTCCTAGGAAATAATCATGGCATACGTACCAGATCCTACCAACGTCAACGAGCCCACTGACAGTACTAAAGCAGGTACTGCTGATGATGAATTTCGTGCGCTGAAAGCGTACATCCAAGGATTGGTACTTGGAGCTGTTAGTCAGGGACCGACAGTTAGGCAAACTGCATTGATTGGTAGTCAGGATGCTAATGGCGATCCTAACTTTCTTGCTGCTGGTACTGGCTTAGCAGTTGATGTGGATGGATTAGCCGCGCCACTTGCTCTTACCTACGCTGCTGGCTCTGGAGCTGCTGGTGATATTAACTACAGCGAAGCAATTAATGAGGATGTAGTTGATGCTGTCACTGGTTTAGCTCCTAGTAATTTGAGCTACATTACTAAGATTTTCAATGGCGCTTGGGGTAAAACTCTTGCACCTGTGCAGTACGGAAAGGTCTTTGATAAAACAGCTCAACTGTTAATTCGTTGGCCTGGTATTAATAATGCAACAGTTACCACAGAAGATTTTGGAAATGTTGCCACTTTTGCAGGTAACGCTAAACTGAGTACGGCCGTTCAGATTCTGGGACTTAATACAGTAGCACTAGATGGAACTACTGACTTGGTACACATTCCATTTACCACTGTAGGGTCTGGAAGTTGGGAAATTATCACTAGCTTTAGAACTTCTAGTTTAGCAGCACAGCAAATGCTGTTGAATGTGGGGCGATCAAACACAGTAGGACTTCAGTTAATCATAACTACAGGCGGGAAAATTACAACTTACCTGTCTAGCACAGGTGGCTCTAATGATATCATTAATGGCACCGCTGGTGCTACCACATTAGTTATCAACACTACCTACTATCTCAGATTTGTGTTCGATGCAGTAGCTGGAACTTATCAAATTTATCTCAGTAATAATGGAGCAGCAGAGGTACAAGATTTTACATTCTCTTCAACTCTTAGAATGTGCAGTGTTGCCGCTTTTACAATAGGTGCTGGAGTGGATGCGTCAATTGGATTCAATGGTAATATTGGATTCACTGGTTTCCGTCGTTTTGCTAGTTTCACCAGCGCACAAGCAACAGGCCCCACAGTAGCACCTACATTTGCAGATGTTAAATCTGACTTCTTCAGTATTCCTCAGATGAAGATGTATGAAATCACTGCTGAAAGTACAGTTGCTGGTACTGATCCAGCAATGACAGCAGTGAATAAATTGTATGTAGGAGAAACAGTTACTGGAGTTTCTAGTGTTACATCGGTGGTCAGTTATGCGTTTAAAGGAAGATATGAGAGTGAGTGGTTTGCAGTAGTAGCTAGTACTCAATATCCGAAATCCCACAATTTAGGAGTAATTCCTCAACAAGTGCAGCCGCTTGTAGCAGATTCAATTACAGGACAAAATCCTCGATTGGTAGCTCCTTACTATAACGGAGCAGCTGCTTTTGGAGCCAACCAGATTGGAGCTATTACTAGACTCAGTATTAGCTATGCCACCTTAACTAATATCGCGTTTTCTGTAGCAGGCAGTACGCAAACTACTGGTTTTTATAAGTACAGTGTTAATCGTGGCTGGTAACTGAGACTCAACTCATGGCAAAACAACGGTTCAAAGGTGCTCTTAATGCAGCATCTTTCCCAATGGTTAGTATCCTGCAGTCTCGCACAGTAGTGCAGGCTGGACTAGATATTAACGCACGGCCGCCAAAAGCTAATGCTATCGCTGAAGACTACGACTACGGAGTTCCTCAACTCTGCTACTGCGAGAATGTAGTACCTACTGGAGAAGGACTGCAATCTGTTGGATACAGTCGTGTGATTGAAGGACTAGCTGGCATTGCAGCTTTTGATCAAGCTATCACGTTGCGAGATGCTGATGAGAATAACTTCATCTTATCTCCTGCTGGTGGGCTGAATTACATCTATACTGCCAATGCAGGAGTATGGGAATCTGTCAACCCATTGACAGGAGCAGAAGGCAAACTAGTTACTCGAGCGTATGTCAATGGCAGAACGTTTGTCTGTTATGAAGGACTAGGCATCTACGAGTATGATGCTACTCTAGGTACTTTTGACAAGCAGACAGTCCAAGGACTTGCAGATGCTGACATTCGTGGAGTAGGTGGAAGCAGCAACTACCTGCTGATCTTCACAGAACTCACAGTACACTGGAGCTCGCTAGTTGACCCGCTCGACATGGTTCCTAGTCTCCAAACTGGAGCTGGTTTTGCTATTCCTCAGGACGTCAAAGGCAGAATTACTGCCGTGCTTGGGATCGCTGGAGGCTTCATAGTCTACACGACTAAGAATGCTGTTGCGGCAGTTTACACGAATAACACTCGCGCTCCTTTTACCTTCAAAGAAGTCAGCAATGCTGGTGGTATCCTTAGCTACGAGCAAGTTACCAGTGAGCAAAACTCTGGCCCGCACTACGCCTGGACTACTGGCGGTCTGCAAAAGATTACCATCCAAGGCAGCGAACAAGTTAGTGCTGAAGTCAGCGACTTTCTAGCAGGTAAGATGTGGGAGTACTGGGATTACAGCAACAAGCGACTGGAACAAGTTTACAGTGAGAGTGCAGAGTTTCCAGTTAAGGTAGCTTTCATTAGCTCCCGCTGGCTTGTTGTTAGTTACAACACAGGCAGTGGTTCTGGTGTGTATAACTATGCATTGATCTACGACATTAGCTTGAAGCGCTGGGGTAAACTTAAACTCGATCATGTGGATTGTTTCTATTATCCTTATCCTAATTTGTTTGGTGATCTCACATACGGTGATCTGAACAACACTAGTTATGGAGAGTTGGAGAATACCAGTTACGGTGATTTGTCGTTTGGAGTTGCTAGTGATCCTCCTAGCAAGTTGTGTGTAGGATTCCTCACAGCTACGGGCAGTGTAGAGATTCTAGAAATGGACTATAACAAAGATGTGCAACAACTAGGAGTTGTGATCTTTGGCAAGTTCCAACTACGTCGTGCTAACCTGATGACGATTCAACAAGTAGATATTGAAGGTGTGTACCAAGATACTTTCACACAACAGCCTCACTTTGAAATTTTTGCCGCGGCTAGTGTTGATGGTTACAAGCCTGATGCTATCTATCCAATGACACTGCTCAAAGCAGGAAGCAAGTTTGCCAAGTTTGCTAAACGACTAACTGGTATGAATGTCTCACTTATTCTGCTTGGTACGTTTGCTCTCAGTGCGTATGTTTTGGAGGTAACAGAAGATGGCGATAGATAGTAGCAAGATCATCCTTGGTCTGCCATCATTACCATCAGACTCACTGCCAAAAGAGCTGTGGGATGACTTTAAAATTGTGTACAATGCCATTAGAAACTTAGCAGAAGGTGTGTCAGTTTATGCAGGCGTTGATGATGTTGATCCTAGCGAGTGGGCTGATAGTCCTTTCAGAGACACTATTTTAACGGCTAATCTTACCCGCATGTACCCGATAGCTACTGTTCCAATCATAGCAGGGCAGATTGTTAATCTGTTTGACAATGCTGGCAGTATTGATGCTAGGTTAGCAAGTGCTAGCAGTGCTCTCACACTGGCCCATGGAGTTGCCATGACTAGTGCAGCAGCAGGCCAGCGCATTCATATGCAATGGTTGCGTAGTTACATTAACAACATTGGTGGGATGGTTCCTGGAATCCTGTACTGGTTAAGTCCCACTCCTGGAGCTATTCAAAATATTCCACCAACTGTAGTTGGTACTATTCGTCAACCTATTGGTTTGTCTATCGGTGCAGCAGAAATGCTAATGGAAATTCCCCTTCAATACTTTCAAAACTAGGAACTACTATGATACCAGTTATACTTGCAGGCTTGCTCACTAAACTCGCAGAAAACGGCTTGAACCTGATTGGTAATGCTGTCATCAACAAAGGGAAAGATTACGTTGAGAAGGAGCTTGGAGTTTCTCTTGATGATGCTACCACATCTGAAGCGGGCCTAATCCAATTGCAGCAACTGCAGAATGACAAGGAAGAATTTCTGTTGACAGCCGCACTGGAAGATAAGAAAGTGGAGTTGGACTACTACAAGGTAGACGCAGCTGACAGAGATTCGGCCAGAAAGCGGGAGATGGCAATTGCGGCTACTGACAGTAGCTGGCTAGCTAAAAACATTGTACCCATTCTTGCACTGGTAGTGACAATTGGTGGTGGACTTGGTGTGATCTACAGTCCTGATTCTGATGTACGACTAGGTCTTACTAGTGTGGTAACTCTTGTACTTGGTTACTATTTTGGCACTAGTAAAGGCAATGACCGCCAAAGTGCTGCCATCCAGAATCTATCTCAAGGAGTTTCCAAATGACACTCGGCCAACAACAGGAACTGTTTGCTAAGCACGCAGTGATGCTCATTAATCAAGCCTGGGAGTTAGGCTTTCAAGTACGCTTGGGAGAAGTACAGCGTCCTATTGAGATGCAAGAAATCTATGTGCGCACGGGTCGTAGTAAGACTATGGACAGCCAGCATATCAAGAAACTGGCAATTGACCTAGTACTTTTGCGTGATGGCAAGATCTGTACGCATGAAGAAATTAAACCACTAGGAATCTGGTGGGAGAGACTTGATGTTAAGAACCGCTGGGGCGGCAGCTGGAGAGGTTTGATAGAAGCTAGAAAGTCTACCTTTGTAGATGCTCCCCACTTTGAGCGACAGGGCTAATTCGCTACTAGCTTCTTCTAGTTATTTATGAGATACTGCTTTTAATGAATTCACACGGAGTCTGCTATGGCTGATCCTATCCAATATCAATCTGCTTTGCCTGCACTGTTGACACAACTGCTAGGGACCACTAGCAAGTCTGGTGGAGGTACAACTACCAGTTCTGGCAGCAGCACGTCTACTGCTAACACTGATCCGCTGATGCAGATTTTCGGCCAGCAGATGGGTACTAGTACTCCTGCTGGTATGCAAGCATTGCTGGGAGAGCTGTTCTCTCAAGGCGCGCAGCAGGTTCCCGTACTGACGGATGCTTATGCTAACGCCCGTGGCGCACGTAGCAGTGGTAACTCTGGTTTAGCCCTTGCTATTGCTGAGTTGAACAAAGGACTTACTGGCCAAGCTGCCACACTGCTCGGTGACCAGCAGGCTAAGACTAGCAACACAGCAGCTGCAATTGCAAATGCTAGCCGTGGCACGAGTGAAACTCGCACGCAAGTGAATCCTGCAACTACTACAACTACAGGTAATCCTAAGGCCGCAGCAGGTCTGGGAGCTGCAGGCTTCGCATTGAATGCTGCTGACAAGATGGGACTGCTCAAAGGACTCAAAGGCAGTGTTGGCAATATGTTCACTGGAACTCCTGGTGCTGGCGCTATGCCACTTGATGCTAATAGTCTGACAATGAACTATGACAGCTATGATTTGCAAGGGGGCGCAGGATTGCAGCCATTTGCTGCTTCTCCCATGGACATGTCTGGTGGATTTGCTCCTGACACAGGTTCTGCTAATTTCCCAACTCTGGGCAGTTTTGACATGTTTGGAGGAGGTGGTGGTTTTGATCCTAGCATGTATGACCTCTCTGGCTTTGGTGGCGACTTTGCTAATGGATTTGCCAGTAGTGGCGGAGTTTTAGATGAAGCAGCACTCGGGGGTGCTGGATTTGAAAACTACGATGCTTATGACTTGCAAGGTGGAACTGATTGGTTCTCTGATGCTGCTAGCAGCGTAGGAGATTTCTTTGGTGGCTGGTTTGCGGATGGTGGTGTCATTCGTCCACAGTATCCCACTGCTAGCTTTAATCATCGTATGAAAGTAGCACCTCCAATGCCAACTGTACGAACAGTTCCAAACAACAGCTACGCTGATGGAGGCATGGTAAGAAATAAGAACTACATGGGTGGGCCTCTCAGTCGTGGCATGGGCAGTGGAGCTGTTAACTATGCTCCTCGTCCAATGCAACAAGAATCAGCTCCTGGCAGTACTATGAGCAACAGTAGTCAAGGCGGAGGTAGCATGACGAGTGGAATGCTATTAAGTCAGCCTGCCCTACTTGAGCGTATTCTTCAAGATAATGCTAGAAGGGCAGTTACTCTTGATACTACTGGAGGAGGCGGTGACAGTACTGCCAGCACTTCTGACGGAACTGTTGGTTCTGTAGCAAGTAACAGTGCAGCTGTTGGTGGTATGGCTATGAGTGCTCTTGGCATGTTTGCACCTATGGCAGCAATGGCATTGGGGATGATGACTAATACTCCTAGCATGCAAACCCAAGCAGTTCAAGCACTGGCTCAAGCAATTGGAATTGGCGGTGGTGGCGGTGGAGGTCCTGGTGGTCCTGGTGATAATGACGGAGGGAATGCAGCTGCTAATGCGGCCAGTCCTAGCAACTCTCCTGCTGCTACTGGTATGGATGCTCAAGCTGCTGAGAACGCAGCTAATGCTGCTATGGGAGCAGATGCTAGCGCAGGCAGTTCTGGAGCTTCTGCAGGAGGTGGGCCTGGTGGTGGCGATACCGATGCTGGTAGTTCTGGAGCTGGCGCAGGTCCTGGAGCAGATGCTGGCGGCGGTCCTGGATCTGGCGGTGATGGTACAGGATCTGGTGGTGATGCTGCTGGTGATGGTGGCAGCTGGGCAGATGGAGGTTATCTAAAAGGCCCCGGCACTGGTATCAGTGACAGCATTGACATTAAAGCTGCCAATGGCGAGTTCATCTTTAGCAAGGATGTGGTAGACATGCTTGGAGTTGATCTGCTTCAGCAGATTCAAGATAAGCTGCACACTCCAGCAGCAGTTCAGAAAGCAGCTGGAGCACGCTAATGGAATTTAAGCTGGAAGATGTTCTTGCAGAAATTGATAAACAAGCAAATGCTTTCGGTGTCAATCCACGTACTGCTAAAGCTATTGTTGTTGCTGAGAATACTGATAGCGGAAGCCTAGCTAAAAAGACTGTCTATAGAGGTGATGCTGTCAGTCCTAAAGGTGCTAGCGGTGTTATGCAAGTTATGCCTGATACTGCTAAGGGACTCCAGCAAGCAGGCTTTCTTCCTGCTGATTGGAAGCACGATCCTGCTAACTTGAGTAGCCAAGTACAGGCAGGACTTGCTGCTATCAAAGAGAAGATTGGTAGGATGAACAATCCTGATGATCTTGGCGAACTTGCTAGTGTGTACAATGGGAGTAGCAAAACTCACCGTGCATATAAAGCTGGTAACATGACCGCACTTCCAGCAGAGACACAGCACTATATTACGAAACTCAGGAGAGCTGACATGGAACTAGGTGGAACTCAAGGGAATAATCCCAGTGCATACATGCCACCAGCAGATCCTGCTGCTAATTCAACCACGCCTACAGCTGGCCGCAGTACAACTCGCTCAGTTACTTATGACCCAGGCCAGATGGATGGTTTCATGAGTAGCGTCATGTCAGCAGTTCGTCCCGGCGGTGCTTTTGACATTACCACGCAAGCTGTTGTTAATGCAGGCGCTCAGCGTCAGTTGCTTAGTCAAGATGTAGTCAATGCTGTAACTGCTAAAGGTGAAGCAGCTGCTGCTGAGGCAGGTGCGGTAGCAACTCGAACTGCCGCGGGTGAAGCACGAAGGGCACAGATTCTTACTGCTGCTAACCTCAATCCAGATGCTAATGAGAATGCAATGATGCAAGCAATGGATATAGTGAACAAGACTGATGCACAGCTAGCAGCTATGAAGCCTGAGATTGATGCTCGCATGTCTGTTGGTTTCTTTGACAACCCACTTGAGTGGCTGATTAATCAGACTCGTTTGCCAGGAATGGTAGAGCAATACAATGGAGTTGTTAGTACTCAAAAGAATGCTCAGCAAGCATTTGCTAGCAGGGCAAGCATTGCTAACACTCAGCAGCAGATTAGTTCTAGCATGGATGCTGACTTGATTCTACAACAAGGCAAAGCTACTGCTACTCGTGTTGCAGCTGACGCTGCTGAAGCTGCTGGCCGTGTGAAACTAGAAACTGCCGGAGCTGAAGCTAGGGATGCGTTAACTTCTATGCAACTCCTAGGTCAGAAGATTGGCTTGCAAGGACAAGCACTGCAGCTCTCTCGTCAGACTGTCAGTGAGACAGCAGGAGAAACTGACAAAGCTAAAGCAGCCAGAGCTGAGGAAGAATCCTTGGCAGGGGTTAACAAGGTGCTAGTAGCAGCTGGTGGTAATCCAATTGCTAGCGTAGCTCAATTCAAGCAGCTTCCATCTGCTAAGAAAGAAGTGCTGCTTAGTGCTGCAACTAGCGGAAAGTTTGGTAAGAATTTTGCTGAGAGTTTTGAACTACTGTACAATGATGGCAATCAAGATAAAGTAGCAGCTGGTGGCGGAGCTACTGTTGTTCATTGGGTTCGAGGTACTGCGGGGGCTGCTGGCACTGTTGTGCAGCAAGAGCAACTGACTGCTGAGAAACTCAAGCAAAAGTACGATCCCAAGAAGCAACTACCAGAAGAACTGAATAAATTGCAGACTCAGTATGAAGCTCAAGCTAACAGTGATATGCGGCTTGCTACTCAGTACAACCCATACAAGTTAGATTATGGCACAATGAGCAAGTTGCCTGAGTTGCAGACCAATGCACTAGCTGCTTGGATTAACAAGTACGGTCCCAAAGGCACTGAGCCAATGATGGCACAAGTGGACGAGCAATATATTGTTCAACGATTTGCTCAATCAGTAGCACAGGGAACCATGACAGTAGCAGCGGCTGCTAAAGAACTCAGTGACTACTATCGGATTACTACAGCGAAGCAAGCGGAACTGACACAGTACTCTCTGTTTGGCATGAGCAGGCCTGAGAAAACTTACGCAGTTCGTATCAAAGATACTGACTTCTCTACAATGCCAGTTGATTTGGGTAATCCAACTCAAGTAGAAAACTTGCTAGTTAAGCGAGTTGCATTTGATCGTCGCTTTGAATCTGTCAAGACTCCAATGCGCTATCCTGCTAGCACTCAAGCAATTCAGTGGAAAGAATAACATGAGTCTCTTTAATTCTGCAATGGCAACTGCTGCTGATACCACTAGCGTACAGGCTGGTGGACAGACTATTTTTGAGCAAGCTGGAGACGCTCTCACTTATGGAACTGGTGCGGCAGTACTCAGTGGACTTGGCAGCATCTACAATACAGCAGCAGCTGGCATTAATCTTCTTGGTGGCAGTGTTGAAGAAATTGATACATACAAGAAGCTGCAAGAAATTGACACCAATTGGGCAGAGTACTATAAGCAGAATGAGACTGCTGTAGATGTAGTTGGCTTCATTGGTAGCAGTTTCATTCCTGGCACCGCTGCTGTTAAGGGCTTGAACATGGCAAGAGCTGGCAGTGGTGCTGGTGCTTTTGGCCGTGCTCTTGGCTTTGCTAGGACAAAACAAGCTGAAGCATTAGATGCAGCACTAGTAGAACTAGCTGCTGAGGGAGGAACTGTTTTCTCTCGTATCAACAAGAACAAACTCGCAGCTATTGGTTGGGGGTTTGCAGATCAAACACTTACCGCCGCAGCTTTTGAAACTGGCGTGGCTCTCACTATGAAGCAGTCCCCATTACTAGCTGACGATAGCTGGTGGGACATTGGTAAAACTGCTCTGATGGGCGCTGCATTTGGTGGTGTCATTGGAGGAAGTATCGATGGGCTCATACTTAACAAGAGTTTTAAGAGCGCTGTTAAAGCTATTGACAGCAAACAAAGGAATTATGATTATGCTAGTAGTCTGGACGGCGTTTCTCTGGACGTTGGCGATAAGGCTTTTGCTATCGTTAACTCACTAGTTGATCTGCCTAAGGATGTACTACCAGCTGATAAGATCTTGGAACTTAGCTTTCATCTTGCTGCTGGTCCTGCTGTCAGGAAAGTGGATATCAGCAAGATTTTGGGAAACACCTTAGAAGGCACTAAGCGTAGCAGCTTGCTAGACTTTGAGACTACCTTGCAGCAACTCAGTCCTGACAGCACTGTTACTCAGAGTTTTGCTCATTTTGCTCTTGATCGCTTTGTCAAACTGCGAGATACTGGTGCTACTCCTACTCAGATCAAAGATCAACTCGGAGATATTCTCTTTGAGTTGAAAGCAGTTCGTGCTGCTGTTGATGAACCAATGGTAGCTGGTCAGGATCTGTGGTACTTCAAGAAAGCTATGAGTGCTGAAGATCTGGCTAAGATTGAGAACATTACTGATTGGGAGAAAGCTATCCGTAGCAATTCTCCCTTTGCTGAGAATGCTTACAAAAAGCCGTACGTCTTTCTTGGCAGCAACGAGCAACGGCTGCAATCTTTCAAAGATGCTGCATACATTGGTCGTGAAGGTGACAACGGATTTAAGAATTTGTCAGAAGCGTGGAAGTCTGGCAAGGATGTAGCCTTTATGCCAGATGGAACTCTGCGTGTCAATGATAGTAGCGCACTCTGGAAGCGAGTAGATGATCCTGTCTACGGTTCTAGTCGTTTCATCAATACCCGCACAGGTGCTATTACTGAGAACACAGTTCTTACTGCCGCTGATCGCCTTGCTAAGGGCAAGTCACTAGATGCCAGTGCTCTCAAGAAAGATGCTGTCTACTTGCCTACGCAAGCTGGAACTAAAGTCATTGATATGAAGAAGTTTCGTCCTGATGGCGATACTGAGTATTTTACTGCTCGTCATGCATGGGCAAGTAAGCTGGCTGACAAAGACTTGCCAGACACTATTGACGTCACTGACTTCTCACTCATGGATCGTCTCCGTACTAGAACACTGACGGGTAGTGAAGATGGCTCAGATGCTAGTCCGCTCATCACTTCTGGTGACAGGGTTCTTGGAACTGCTGACGAGATTGGCTTAGTTGATGTTATCAAGTCTGCGAAACTTTCAGAAGCTCAGCGTCTTTTCATGGAAGCAGCAGAAGCGGGCAAAGAACTTGATGTTCGTGCTGTTGCTTACCAGTTGAACGTAGATGCTCAGTGGCTAGAGAATGCTGTAGCTAGCAGGTTCAAAGAATCCATGGCGGGTACGCTGGATATTGGCAGCAAGAGAATTGATCCGCAGCAAGGTATTGCACTCGATCTCAATAGCTACACTCGTCGGGAGAATCTGATAGCTGAGTTCTCTCGGCCACAACAATTCCGCGAACTCGATCTTATCACTCCTGAAATGACTTGGCAGCAGAAGCGGAACTTGATTCAAGAATCCGTAGCTGCTAGTGGTGGCCAGTTTGTAACTGGTGAACTTGCCTGGGGTATGCGAGTACGAGAAGCTGTAATGCTCAACAGGAACGCAGCTACGGCAGTTCTTGGGAGTGAGCGGGCTGGTCAGCTAATTGATCTATCTCAGGATGCTGCTAAACTTGCTGACTCCACAGGTGTTGGTGCTAGTACCTTTGGAAGTGCCAATGCTAACTATGGAGAAACTCTTAAGCTGTGGGCGCAAGATACTGGCAAGCATACACACAAATGGATTCAGGAAGAGGTTGATACTGTTGTCACTGCTATGGGTAGCGTTAGCATCAAGCTGCGAGCTGACCCAGAAGCTGCAGCAGAACTTGGTATTCTTACCAACCTGCTTCGTAGCAGTGAGGACAAATATGTCTGGAGTTCACTGACTCCTAAGCAGCTGATCTTGAAAGAATTGAAAGCAGTTGAGAACGATCCTGTCAAGTACAAAGCAGCTCTTGATGATGCTACTGGCAATGGCAAGCGTGCTATGATTGATGTCGAGAGTGATACAGCTGTCGAGTTTCTCAAAACTCACACCAGCCTCAACAGTGACAGACTGAACAAACGAACAGTTCTGAACAATGCTAAAGGCTTTCAATCTAACATTGACCCTGATGTTGTCTATGTTCCACCGATTGATACTACGTACTTTCAGCACTTTGCATTCGTGCGACCAGTGCAAGGTAAGGCGTTTGGAACTAGTGAAGTATCAATGGTATTTGGTAGGAATGCTGATGAACTTAGTAAGAGAATTGCTAGCGTCGATCGTCAGAACTTTGACGTCATCACTAAGCAAGATACTGAGAAGTTCTTCAAAGCCAAAGGTGACTACGATTTTGATCTGACTATCAATGAGCCTAGGATTAACTCAGAGCTTAAGCGTAGTGGTGCGCTCAGTAACTTCCAGCCTGAGGTGCGTCCTGAGAACCTAATCGAGGATTATCTTCGTTGGCATCAGAATCAAGCTGGCAGGCTGGTACGGGACTCCGTTGAAACTTACTATGCTCAGCAAGTAGCAGAGTTGAGAAAGTTAGGTGAGTCTTACGCTGACGTTGCTACCAGCCAGTTCGCGGGAACACTCAGAAAAACTAAAACTGAAATTGCCAATCCTATTGATGATTATGTCAAGACTGCACTAGATGTTAGCAAGCGCAGTGAGTATACCTTCCTGCATCAAGCTAATGAGTTTGTCGATGCGCTGGGAACCCGTGCCTACCAAGCTGTTAGTAGCGTCTTTGGTGATGCTCAGAAAGGTATGATTACTTGGACACAGGCTAATGCTCAGATGGAAAAGATGGGCATCAAAGGAGTGTATAGTTCTCAGGAAGATTTCTTTGCTGCTAACGTTCCTCGTGACAGGAACATTGTGAAAGAGTATGTGAGTAAAGCGAATGCTTTCCTTGCTAATACTGTTCTGCGTCTTGACTTCTTCAACAGTATCGTCAACGTTGTTAGCACTCCTATGATGCTCGGCACTGAACTTGCTAGCATCAGGAACCTTATGGGGAGTGACCCCGCGCTGCTTGGGAAACTAAGCGAGCTTACTAGCATCAAGATCCCAGGTGCTGGTGGACTTGCTGTGCCTAGCACAACTAAGTTGATTGCTAATGCTGTTAGTAACTTCTTTGGCCCTGAGAAGGATGTACTGCTAGCTAGGTACATGGCTAATGGTGACGTGAAAGATACTCTTGGTCAGCTGCACTCCATGCTGGATAACCTAGCAATGCGAGCTGACTTTAAAGTCTTCAGCGACAAAGTAAATAATGCATTTGAGATGGGTGCAAAACTTACTTTGAATGAGCAAGCAGAACAGATGACGCGATTCATCAGTGCTGATGTGATGCGGCAGTTGTCTGATCCACTGGTAGAAGCAGGTAAACTCTCACTGAAAGAACAGAATGCCTACATGTCAGTGTTCACCAACCGAGTGCAAGGCAATTACATCAGCAGCCAACGGCCGATTGTTTTTCAAGGTGTCCTTGGGTCAGCAGTTTCACTGTTCCAGACATACAGCTTCAACCTTATGCAGCAGTTACTCAGGCATGTCGAGAACAAAGACAAGCGAGCAGTTGCAACATTGTTTGGAATGCAGGCCGGAACTTTCGGACTCAACGGAACTCCATTCTTTGAGGCAGTCAATACTCACATAATTGGCAATGCTAGTATTAACCAAGGGCACTATGATGCTTATAGCATTGCACCGCAGTTAATGGGCAAGGAGATGGGAGACTGGCTGATGTATGGAACTGCTAGTGCATTCCCTGCATTTGGTAACTCTTGGCCAGCACTGTACACTCGTGGTGATATCAATCCACGCCATGCCAGTATTCTCCCTATCAGTCCTGCTGATATTCCAGCAATTGATGCTAGCATGAGAGTAGTTAAAAACTTCATGGATGTTGGTGGTAAGCTGGTGTCTGGAGCTGATGTAAGTCAGACGCTGTTGCAAGGCTTGGAGCACAATGGTATCAATAGGCCACTGGCTGGTTTTGCTCAGGTGCTGAACGGACAAGCCACGACTAGCAAAGGTAGTTTGATTTCTGCTAGCAATGATTTTAACATGGTTAGTAGTGCTGCTAGGATGATGGGCGCTAAGCCTATGGATGAAGCCGTAGCACTGAATAACATGTATCGAGTGAAGGCTTATCAAGCAGCAGACCAAGAGCGTATGAGTTTCCTTGGCGAGAAGGTCAAGAGCTACTTGTACAAGAATGAGTTTCCACCAGATGATGTAATGGATAAATTCATGCTAGATTATGCGCGAGCTGGTGGGAGAGTAGAGAATTTCAACGGTGCGATGCAGCGATGGGCAAAAGATGCTAACATCAGCACCGTTGAAAAGATGCGCAGTAAGATGACTAGTACTTACGGGCAACGACTGAGTGAGATTATGGGTGGAGTGGGTCTGGAAGATTATCAGTCCCAGGTCCCACCTGAATTGTCGGCTCCAGAGAATCCAGTGCCTTAACTGCTGCTTTGCTCAGTCCTGCCATGTCGTCAGTTCCAGCAACTGCTGCGGCTGGCAGATTGATAGCAGTGGCTTTGCCTTGTTGTTTTAACGTGCGCGCGTACACGTCAGTAGCTTCAGCAGCTTGTTCCTGTCGCTTATCAGCGCGAGCAATAGCAGCAGCATCGCTGTAGCCATCAGCGTATCGCTTGCCTAGCTTAGCTACATTAGCAGCGAGTACTTCTTTCCTGCTCACTCCCAGCAACTGACGCATACCTGCCATATAGAACTCCAAGTCACCGAGTTCTTCAATGATGTTATCTATATCAAGTGGCTTGTCATAGATGACTTTCTTCTTGATAGCATCGACAATCTCACCAGCTTCTCCAGCAATGCCGAGAACCATATGAGCAAGATTGTTGTCACGACCGCCCATTTCTTTAACCAAGTTGCATACGAATTCTTCGTAAGTAACTGCAATGGTTTCTACATGTCCACCGGGGAAGACAGTAGTTTGAAACTGGGTAGTTTCTGTGAGGTCTGTGTTGCAATGAATCATTCTGATCTACTCCTGTAAGGTTGTTGAATCTTTCCTACTGTCACTAAGTCTGCCAGTTCTTTCATGGCTGGACCTATATTAGGCTCAAGGTTACTACCTTGCTGCACTAATTTCTTGAAGGCTGCTACATCAGCATCGCCAATAATACTGATAATAATAGCAGGCTCTTCTGTTACTTTCTCATGGTAATTAAGTCTTAAATTTGTGTAGTTAACTACTTGAACTGTCATGATGGTTTACTTTCTACTAGCAAGTTGAAATTAACATGTCGTGCTGTTTCATCGGGAGCTTGCTGAATTGGTACGAACTTCTTCTGCTCCTTAAGATGCTTAATCTTACCAGCAGCTTCCAAGCCGTTCAGTATCTCAGGTAACTTGTCCCTGCCGTCAATATCACGGCGCACCAAGCTGAAAAGTTTCTCAAATCCAAGCGGCTCAGAACTTCCAAGCAAGGCACTCATAATTGTCTGCACTGCTTCTGAGTTCCTGTTCTTACCAAACTCGCCTAGCGCCTTGTCCATATCTTTCTCAGTCCAAGTAAGTATGGTGTTCGCTAGTACTACATCTTCCTTAGTTATCTCAGTGCTGACTCGCATCGCGGCAGTAATCAGACAAAGTTTATACAAGTGAGTCTGTCGACGAGTGCTGTAACTCTTGAAGCGGTAGTCCTCTAGATCTTTCCATGTCCGGTAGATGGTATCTAGCGCTTGCTTAGCATCCTGACTGAGAGTAGCAGCGCCGTTCACTTTCTCCTTTATCGCATGTAACTTCTCGCCAATTGCAACTGCAGTTCGCTCATCTGGGACTGTAGGAAATGTAATCTTTCTACCACTAGGTTCTGAATAAACGAGGATAAGGCGCGACAGAAATCCTTGTCCAATTGCTGCTGCTGGAAACGCCAACTGAAATCCGGCATGGGTGTTTCCAGATATAAGGCTGATGGTAGGTTGATAGATACTGATAGATTTGGAATTTTTAAAGCGATGCTTATAAGTAGCGCTCTCATCATCCCAGTCCCAGAGCTGTCCAAGCATAGAAAGGAAATCAAGATTTCCGCTGCCGGCAAACTCGTTGAACTCATCTGCAGTGATAAAGATTTCTCTCGGAATCCCGTCATGGCTACTGTCGCTTGTTCCGAACTCAAGAGACTTGAGAACATCATTAGCATTGAGTGTTCTAGTTCTATTAGCCGATCCTCTTCCCATGTTCTCAGTGTCATCATCAGCTCCTTCTAAGTCTAGGAGAAACTTCTCCTTGGTTGTTTTCTCAGCAGCAAAAGTATCGTAACCAGCAGAGCTAAGCAGTCTCCGACTAGTCTTGATAGCACTGGATTTCCGTGCTCCAGGATTACCTATCAGCATGACATACTGATTAGGGAAGATTCTGTTGCTGCCGAACGGCATCCAAAACTTTCTCCCCATCAACGCACCTACTGCTGCTATGAGACTCCAACGATGGTAGATTGTTGGGCTCTCTGTGTCCTTGACATAATCAAAGTACAGACTGAATAAGTCTTTGTTGTTCGCATGGCTCACCGCCTTCTCCAAAGTTATAGGTCTATTAGTTCTTAGTTCTTTGTGAGTATCTTATAGTGCAGCTGTCGTGTCTTCTTATTAATATATGTCACTTCTATTCTCTGTTGATTCGGAAATTGTCCTAGCACCATGATCTGTCCCACGTGCTGAGACAATGGAATGTGTTCTGGTACTGTGAACTGGTACGTAGGATTAGCAGGAGTACGTCTCATGGTACTAATCCCAGTTTCTTATTCTTCTTGCTTGGGAGTGTGCGCTGTGCTGCAAGATTGCGGTCAATCATAGTATCTATCAATCGTACCATTTGGTCTATTTGAATCCACTCTTCTTTGTAAGCAGTGCAGCCGCGAGCGAAGTACAAATTAGCACGAGTGCGATACAGCGTACCTAGTGCTTGCCACTGACGCTGCTGTAATCGCTGAACTGGGCTGTGCTTAGTTCTATCAGGCCAGTGCTCCAAAGGAGTTGCTCGTTCAATCATTTCAATTCACTCCACCGTACTTTACCAGCAGATATATCACTTGGGATAAACATACTACGGCTGACGCCAGTAGAATCCCGCACAGAAATCCTTGTGTCCATGAACTCAGAACGTATGAGTTCTGGAATATGCTTATACGCTTCTCCATCACGGTACTGGAAGAAATTGGAATCGTGGATCTGGGCTTTGATTCTGACAATTCCTCTGAGGTCAATGTCTTTAAGAACTCGCTGCTGTACAATCCTATCTCTCGCTGTAAACCATCCGCGCTGAATTTCCTCTGTTGCGAGCTTGTAGTAGTTTCCATGAATCTGACTTCTCCAAATATTATAGAACTCTAGGTTGATAAGAGCAACTGACAAATTCTGTGGTGGGTGTGCTACTGCTGCATTCAGTGCCAGCTTGTTCATCTTGTTAGGCTTACCGAAGATAATACGAACCCAGCCAAGTGCGCTAGTAAGACGACCTGTTACTTCCACTTCCTTGATGATGCTATCGTACCAAGCACCTTTGACTCGTGGGTAGGTAGCACTGTAGCGGTCTAGCAAGAACTGGCAGACGTCTATCAAAGACTTCCGCAGCTTTAGCTTGATCTTAGCAATACTCACATTCTTAGGGCCCATGGTGTTAAGCATCATCCATGCACCCATGTTGTAATTAGCCCCGTGATTGGTACGCTTAGCTAAATCACGGATAACTTTGTCGAGCTGCTTTCCATTGGCTTCGTCGTAGATTTTGTCATAATCAATGCCAAAGAAAGCAGCAGCATTCCAACTATGGTAATCGTGAGGACTTTCCACCAGTTCAATGAGGGCTTCTTCTCCTGATAGATATCCAACACAGCGAGCTTCGGATTGAGCCTTGTCAATTTCAGCGAGTAGCCATCCGGTATCTGACACCAGAAATTGTTTAACAGCATCCCCTCGTGGGATGTTCTGTATTTGAAGTCCACACCAGAAACTAGACTCGCTGCTTGCGAGCCTACCAGTATCTGTACCGGCTGGATTGAGCTTGTAGTAGCATCGTCCATTCCAGAATTTTTCTGGTTTGAAGTAAGTGCTGACAAGCTTTCGAGCTTTACGTATTGCTGTGACTTCACCTAAGATTCTCCCGTTAAAGGCAGTACTTGCCTGAGCTTTCAACATGCTAGCAGCTGCAGTATCTGGCAAGCTACCAACCCCAAGAACAGTAAAGAGTTTCTTAACTTGCTGTGAGCTGTTGACATTGAAGCCTGGAGCTGCAATCATAGTCTGGAAGTCAATAGTTTTTTGTTCTACTTCATTCTCTTTCGCTAGCTTCACAGTAGCCAGTCGCTCCATATCTACCTTGATACCTTCAAGTTCACAAGTAAGGCAAGGAAAGACAAGAGGAAACTCAGCAACATAGTTGTTAAAGACATACTCAGGAACTTCGCTAAGCATGGATAAGTAGCTATTCAATGTGGCCCAGCAGTCTTTAGCATTGTAACGGTAGTAGTCTTCTAAGCTACCAGTCTTGCCATCGTCTTTCCAATAGCGCACATCGCGTACACAGTAGGCAGTAATAAAATCAAGGCGCTTAGGATACTCAGAGTACCAACTATGAAACATATGCTGAGTATCATGTAGCCAATTGTGGACAATAATATTCCAACGCAAGAGATACAAGTTGTCATAAAGCCCATTTTGAAAGATCTTTCCTTGAGGCAGTGAGCAGAATTTTTGTATCCAATGGTGCTGCATCATGTCATTGACAGGGATAACTATGCATTCACTAGTATTAGTATGGGGAAAATAAGCGCTGAATCCAACACAGCTAATGCGGCGCAGCGGGTCATCCCTAATAGTTTCAATGTCGATACTAATGATAGCAGCTTTGGCAAACCAGTAATCATATCGCTCAGCAACTGTTGCTATGTTGTACAGCTCCCAAGTGAATGGCGTCTGCTTCCACCATTTATGCGGCTGTGTTAGTTTGCTAATGAATCGCTTCGCTGCTGGTGTAGCATGTGCTTGTGTTACCAGATTCCTGAGGGGATTCAGAAATACAACTTCTATCCCTTCGCGGGGAGTCTTGAGAATACTTCCTTGATAGTCATCAAGAGTAACTCCCACCTTCTTCGTAGGCATAGTGAAGTCTGACTGAGCAAGCAACAGCTTCTCAAGGAAGGGCTGACTAGTGCAAACGACACCATCAATCTTATGAGCCTTGCACTGGAACTCCAGTTCGGCAATAGTACTTGGCAGCGAGAGTCGCTGCTTCCATGCTACTTGCTGGCCAGCTGCTGCATTGTTCAAGCGCCAGCTGTATTCTTCTTCACCAGCAGTACCCAAGTGTAGGAGTCTAGTTGTCATTCTTCTACTCTAGGTACGTAGATACCACGTTGCAAGTTAAACAAAGGAGCGTCTCCATTTGGCATGAGTCTAGTTATCAAAGCAGCAAAACTCTTACGAGCTAGCTCTTCTGGAATGATTGCAGAGTTGCCATAGAATATAGCACGTTCTATATCAGCAGCATGTAGCGCAGCCATCTTATCTATTAAGATAATCTCCTGACTTGGTACTACTATTTTCATGAGGCTCTCACTACGAACAATGGCCGGAGCCATCGCCGTAGCAAGAATTCCATGAAGGAATCCACGACGGTTCATTTCTTATCCTTCTTAGCAATAGCACTTGCTGCTTTGTACTTCATTGTCCTCGCCCTGCCACGAGTAATTCCCTCGTCAGAAACTAACTGACCTGTCGGGAGTTTCTTGTAGTTGTCGGCAGCATCCCTGCACATGTACGGAGACAGCTTAGCTCTCTTAGCTTCAGCTTTCTGCCGTGCTTTGAATGCAGCAAAGTCCTCATCAGGACGGCGAGTAGCACTCATGACAGCTGGTAGCCTTCTTCTTCTGCAATCTCTACTGGATTGTTGCGACTGGTTTCCATGTTAGTCTCAGTGTCAATCACAGCTACTCCATGCTGCTGACCTGCCGCATCAGCTACCTTCTTGTCATTAGTTCCAGTCACTGCAGAGAACTCTTCAATGGGGACGATGATGTAATAACGAAACTTAGCCATGATATTTCCTTGCGTGTCTGAGAGTTATTAAGTGATCTATTCGGAACTGGTACGATCAACCCCAGTAGCTTGCCCGAAGGGTAGTCCTAACACAAACCACTACACCGCTAACTTGCTACTTATGCAACAGAGACATTGCGAATGTCAGGGTAGACTTTCTCTTTGTCATCTTTGTCAGCACGATGCTTCATAGTAGCAGCAATGCGGCAGTTCTGCACCTTGTCGCGCACCAGTTCCTGGATGCTACGAGTGCCGTAGTGCTCAGCAAAGGGTGCCAAGAACTGCTTCAGCTTACCTTCGGAGATATTATTCCCCAGAATGAAAGCGATGTTGAACTTGGTACCAACTGCTACTTCCTTGTCGTCTGCATCTTCCAGTTCCACAGTTTCAACAACAGTGAAGTCAGCAGAGACTGCTGGTTTCTTGTTGATCTCTTTCGTGCTCATGGACACGTCGAGAATGTAAGCACCCTTGGGAGGTGTCTCGAAACTGGGAAGGTCTGCAATGTCATCAAGACTACCTGCGAACAGTTCATCAAGATTTGCAAACTTGGCTTCGTTGTCAGTGTTACTCATGAGAATTTTCCTTAATGATAATGGAATGAATGTTAATAAACAAATTGGTGCTTGCTGCAATCAGCCCGGCACTCCGCGGATTGGCAGCAGTTAACCTGCTACTAATTTCTTTGGACGTGCACGAGGATCAATAGTAGCACCGAGCAATGCAGTATCAGCATCACGTTGCAATTGAAGTTCATCGTAGCAGCCAGCATAGCCAGCAACATCCAAGATGGAATCTTTGTGGTCAGGAGACTTAGCAAGTCGTGCAATTTTAACTTGCATCATCAGCAGTGCTACATCTTCTGGTGTGATGTGAGCTCCAGGTTGTAGCTTGGTAGCTAGTGTTCCTTGGAACAGCATTGCAATCTGCGTAAAGTTCTGCAACTTGCCGCCGTACTCTTGCTCGCGAGGGCCACTGATAGTAGCAGCTGCTTCTGACAGCAAACTGGTTCGCAGTGGAGCAGGTTTGATGGATGGATCTATCTTAGCAACAGCATCAGGACTTTGTCGTTTCTTCATTTGAATAACTCCAAGATTGAACCGGAGCTATCTTTGGACTCTAGCTCTTTGCCGCTCCGGCTACCAAGAACAATTGAGTTAGAGTAGGTGCTACTACTAGCAAATTTGTGCTTGCCATTTACCTTCTCTGCATAAATAACATCATCAAAGTACTTGGCAAATGTC